CTTTCACTTAACTCAGATAGCTCATCACCAATCAGTATGACTTTCTTTTGTTTAATACCAATAAGTTTACCTATAGCATCTTTAGTTCTGCTTCTTTCTGACGCTATCAAAGATAATCCCGCTTTCTCTACAAGATTACCTGATGGCGTAACGTAACAAGCATTACCTATACTGTCTCTAATTCTTATAGGTGCTAAACCCTCAAGAGGTAATAACAAACTGATCACTGATCCCCAAATCCTTTTCCTTGCTTCACGAAGCGTGGTTGATGTCAAAAGGACCAGAGTATCTTGAGGTTGAGCTAACCAACTTATAACTCCCCATGCAGCAAGTGTATGTGATTTACCTGAAGAGGCTGCTCCTCCTATAGCAACATACTTGTTTTCAATAACAGCCCTGATCATTTCTTCTGCCCACGGATGTCTAATCATTAAGGGTTCAGCTACTAAATCAGGGTTATTAAACAACTCATCACACAATCTCCAAAAATAATATTCCCTAGCGTCATGATCTGTGTGATGGTGAAACCCATACAATAAAGCTGTTAAAGTGTTTGTAGGAGGTAAAATGAAACCACCAACATCCATTTTTTGTTTGCTGTTTATACGTGGTTCGAATTTAAAGTTCTTTTTAGTCACACTTGAAATTTAGTAGTTATAAAGGTAATGTTAATTACTTTGTCAAAAAAGTCTAAAAAAGATATTTTACTAGAACGGGCTCTTGAAATGATAAGTGCTGGATATAAGCACGTAAATATATGTAAAGAGTTGGATATACATCCGTCTACGCTTAGGCGGTGGCTACGTAAAGAGGGAATCAAAGCTAAAGAAGAGCCCAAAGAGCCAAAGAAACTGGATGTTGTTCAAGACGTTCTAGATAAAGAGCTAGAAAAGAAAACCGATGATGCAATAAAGATTGCTAAACACGACGCAAGAAAAGCTGAGGACGAAGCTATGATGGAAATAGCCGAATCTCAAAGTAGCCCTGCTGAAAAATACCAATCTTACATAGCTGCTGCGGGTATTAAACTGTTAAGAGATTCTGTAAAAAATCTAAGAGGACCTAAGACAGTTCGAGAACTGTCAGAGCTAGATCAGTTGATAAGAAGAAACTTAGGTTTAAATGCAAAGAATGCAGGAGGAGCGGGTAAAGTACAAATAGACATTAGCATTTTACATAATACCAAAGCCGATAGGGGTAATGGATCAATAAAAATAAAAGACGAAGATATAATCGATGCCGAAGAAGCCGAATGAATTTGAGATCGAAGAAGATGCTGAATCTGTTCTGTTGTTATATGCGGGACTAGAGGACGCTTTCATTGGTACTGTAGAGCAATATGGCAGACCTCCTATAGCATGTTATAGTAAGACTATAACACTTGAGCTTTTGCAAAAGAACTATGAGTTAACGGAGAAACAAGCCCTTGAAAAGTTTGAGTTTGAATATTTACAAAACAATTTTGAAGAAGCAACCCCATGTTGGCTGGACGACATATAAAACCAAAACCTCTTTTTCCTAACAAAGAAATTGTTTCAAATCCTTGGATTGTTAAAAGAGAGGAAATACCTCCTTCTGACTTTACTTTTTGTTGTGACTTAATAGCAGGAGAATATTATTTAGTTATACCTGCAACAGCAAGAGAAGTTGGTTTCCTCCAGCTACTAGAAAAAAACATAGATTGTTTTCTACCGATGGAAGGGGACGGTCTTTTAATTACTAAAAGCTCTTTAGATGGATATTGATGAAGAAGATGTAATCGTTGGAGTTGATAACGGTCTTAATGGAGGGCTAGTAGCTATTTCTCGTTATACAGGAGGAGTGATTGCAAAAACGGTTATGCCTATTTTAGTTAGAGGTAAAAAGAAAGAAATAGATATCTACAAAGTATATCAATGGGTGCTCGGTTTAGACTCTCGATTTATATTTGCAGTCGAAGAACCTTTGCACCACGCTAAATCTTCTCAAGCAGTTCGATCTATGGGTATTTCTTTTGGTAAACTATTAGGGTTAGCTGAAACTAAACAGTGGAATCTTAGACGAGTAAAAGTAAACAACTGGCAAAATTCAATGTTAGGTCATTTAAGAGCTCCCTATAATACAAAAGAAGCAGCTTTAGCTGTAGCTAATCTACTAGCTCCTGATGAATGTTGGCTAAAAAATGAACGATGTTCTAAACCACACGACGGTATGGTAGATGCTTTTTTAATCGCTCAATACATACGAAAAGGCTATAAAATATTAGATGGTCGTATTTAATTTTAACTTTTTCTAGACATACTTTCATAAAGGGATTATTAAAAGGTCCTCTCTATGAAAGTTTTGTTTCCCAAACAGGAAGAGGCTTGTTCTTTTTTTGTAAAAAAACAGTCTCAGCAAAGTAATACGATTGATACCAGTGAAGTGGGTACAGGTAAAACTGTTGTAGCTGCTCACTTAGCTAAAAGGCTTAGTGTACCTGTTGCTGTTATATGCCCCAAGTCAGTTATACCTTCGTGGGAAAGAGAGTTAAAAGAAGTAGGAATAACTCCGCTATTTGTTTACAACTATGAAGCTATCCGTAGAGGTAAGGCTCCTTACTTAACTAAAAAAGGAAAAAAGATAATGACATGGAACATGCCTCCCAATACATTAGTGCTTATTGATGAGATACATAAATGTAAAGGAGCTTTTACACAAAACGCACAACTTGTTATTAGCTTAGTTCAACAAGGTTTTTCAGTTCATGGAATGTCTGCTACAGCCTGTGAAGACCCAACTGAAATGAGAGCTTTAGGATATATGTTAGGGTTGCATAACTTAAATAAAACAGAGGGAGTGAAGTTTAATTGGTATAGTTGGATGAAGAAGAATGGTTGTATACAAGACCAGTGGAAACAATGGAGATTATCTAAGAAAGCTTCCCTACAAAATATCAAAGATAAGATTTACGGAGTTGTAGGAAGTAAGCTAAGAGTACAGGATTTCCCTGACAGTTTTAAAAACAACAGAGTGTTTGTTGAATATACAGAGTTTGCAGAAAAAGAATCTATTCAGGCTATATACGATGAGTTTGAACTAACGCCTGATGTAGTAGAGAGCTACATAGATGGAACAATCAACAGTGATGACAGTGAAATAATCCTTGTAAAAATACTACGAGCCCGTCAGTTAACTGAGCTGTGTAAAATACCTGACCTCGTGAACATGGCTAAAGATTTGAAGGATCAGGGAAACTCCGTAGTTATATTCGTTAACTTCAAAGACACGGTAGACCTACTAGCTAAAAAACTTTCGTGCAAAACAATTCAAGGAGGTCAGTCTGTGCAAGAAAGACAATCTAATGTAGATAGATTTCAAGAAGACAAAGACCATATTCTTGTAGTCAACATAGCAGCGGGTGGTACGGGTCTTTCTTTACACGATACTTTAGGTAAAAGACCACGAGTTAGTTTGATATGCCCTTCATACTCTGCTAAAGAATATGCTCAAACATTAGGACGCATCCATAGAAACGGGGCGAAGTCAGATGCCATACAAAAAGTTTTAATATCAGAAGGCTCTATTGAGGAGCATGTGATAAAAGCAGTAAACAGAAAATTAGATAATTTAGAAAAACTACATGGATAATACACCAGATCACGGAAGTAGGGGACACGCAGAGTTTTCCCCCTCAAGTTTAAAATACGTAGCAGGTTGTGCAGGATACGAAGGTAGGTCAGGCACAAACGCAGCAGCGGAAAAAGGAACTCGGATACACGAAGCTCTAGAAGTAAGAGATCCATCTGCTCTGCATGACGAGAGTGAGGTATTGATATATGATATGATTGTAGCTGATGAAAAAGCTTTCAATGAAAGTTTTTTTGGTAGTATTCCTTATGAAGAACTCAACGAGATTCAAGTTCAAGTTGACTTACAAGGAACTGAAACATGGGGAACTTGCGATAGGTTTTTAGTTGCGGGAGACAAGGCTGTCATGGCTGATTACAAGACAGGGATTTCTAAGATAGATCCACCCAAAGATAACTGGCAAGCAAAGGCATATACGCTT